CCGACACAAGGATTATGATTCCTTGTGGAAGCCTTGATTTACAGGGCCTGCAGCCTTCCATGTCGCGTCCATGTCGCGTTCACCCCAGTAGCGCGTTCTCCGCAGCCGCCAATTCGTCGGCATCGTCGCCACGCGGAAAGAGGTGGCCGTAAGTGTCCGCGGTCATGGTGATCGAGGAATGCCCCATGCGCTCCTGCACGACTTTCAGCGGCAGCCCGAGCCCACCATCTGCCGGCCGGTTGATGAGCCACGAGGCATAGAAGTGCCGCAGGGAGTGAAGGCCCGAGTATTTCGCGGCCATGATCGTTTTGCCGTCCTGGTCCTTCTTATCGGTCGGTACGGTCACGCCGGCCGAAAGCATCGCCGGCACAAGCCCGCGGTTGACGATGTTCGCATGGCTCTCGACCTTCCCGGCACCGTTGGCGAAGATGAGATGATGCGGCTTTGCATCCTCCCGGATCGGTTTGCCGTCGTCGTCCTTGCCGATGATGGGCCGGCTGTAGGCGAGTTTCCATTCCCTCAGAGCATTAACGACGATCGGTGGAATCGGGATCGTCCGCTCGCCGGCTTCTGATTTGGGCGGGCCGATCTCCCCGAACTCGTCTGCTCGCTGATGCACCCTGATTTCGCGCCGCTCGAGATCCACATCCTGCCAGCGAAGCCCGCGGATCTCCGACGATCGAAGGCCGACGAAGATCGCCGTAAGCAGCAACGGCCTCCAACGACCCGAGAGAGCCGCAACAAGCGCCTTCACCTCGTCGCGGCTGGGAATATCCACCCCGGCTTTCAGCTTGCCCTTCTGGCGCTTCTCAGCTCGCCTTTCCTTGCCCTTGCGGCTACGGCGCATGTCGCGCACCGGATTACGTGTGGCGAGCTTGCGCTCGATGGCGTCAGCAAATATCGACCCCAGTGAGCCGAGCGCCTTTTTCACCATGGCGGCCGATCGGCCTTCGGCGCGAAGCGTATCCTGGAAAGCGCGTGCGTCCACCTTCGACAACAGCGTGTCGCCGATAAACGGCTCGATATGGAATTTCAGATGGCGTTTGCGCTGGTTGATGGTCGATCGCTCCAGCCCCTCACCCTCACCTGTAGCGATCCATAGCTCGCCGGCCTTCTTCACCGTCACTGTGTCGCGATCGGCGACGTGAACGCCTTCCCTGACCTCGACAGAGGCCGTAGCGGCGAATTGATCGGCGGCCTTCTTCAGCTTGAACGTCTTCAGGCGCCGCACGCCTTTGGCGTCGACGTAATCGACCACCCAAGCCTGTTTCTTCTCTCCCTTGGGGGTGGTCCATTCGCGTTTTCTGACTGACATGGCGGATCACTTCTTCTCCGGCTTCTTCAATATCTCGTCGGCCTTCGAAATCGTGCGCTCGAGGTCCTTCATCTGTTTGCGGCCGCTTTCTATTGCCTCTGCTAGGCGAGCGGCATGAAGGCGGGCAAGCCGTAGTTGGATGTCTTCTATCTCATCAATGAGGCTAATTTCTTCAAGGAACTGAGGATCCGGATAGGCGTCCTCTAACGTAGCCACGATCTCGGCATTCATGCTGCGGCCATTTCGCTCGGCGGCGGCCTTTATCCGCTCCTTCAAATCAGCCTGCATACGCAAACCAAACGGCGCGATGTTGGCGAGCAATTCCTTTGAACTATCTGTCATGGCTTCAATCTGTAGCTACCCATATTGACAGACATAGTTACATACTGTAGCCATGGTCGCAATGGCTACATTCTGTAGTCATTATTCGGGCGATGACGAAAGGAGATCTGATGTCCGCAGATGAAAATCTGGACCTGATTTGGGGCGTTGAGGCGATCGGCAAGCTGATCGGCCGCAGCTACCAGCAGACCTATCACATGATCCAAAGCGGCCATCTGCCGATGGTGAAGCAGGTCGGCGAGCGCTACGTCGCCAGCCGGCGAAAGCTCATCGCATTCTTCATTGAGGACGCTGCATGACGATGAAAACGAAAAGGCCCGGCAGAGGCGGCAACCTCTCCGGGCCCGGTTCAATCGAGTTCCCATCTCAAAGGATCAGAAAATGAACGTGCATAACAATACGCTCAGACCGGCCAATGATCAACGCCAGTTCCGTCAATACATCGAGCGAGAGATTGAGCGCCTTATTGCGCTGCTCGACGGCATCGATGGCGATCCCGATCTTGAAGACGGCGGCGATGCCGAGCCCGAGGAAACCGATCAGAACGGCGACGAGCAGGATTACAACGGCGACGAGGGAGACCGCAGCGTCGGCCGCCTCGATGGAGGATCTGGCATATGAGCCACTACCGCAAGATCGATGTCCGAGTGTGGAACGATGCGAAGTTTCGGGCACTGAGTGAAGACGGCAAGCTCGCCTTCCTCCTGCTTCTGACGCACCCGGGGATGACCTCCCTAGGTGCGCTGCCGAGCCACGCTAACGGTTTGGCGCACATTCTGAAATGGTCTACGAAACGGTTTGCCGAAGCGTTATCGGAATCATTGGACCAGGGTATGGTCGAATACGACGAAGACGAGGGGCTTATCTGCCTTCCGAACTTCCTTAGATACAACCAGCCAGAAAATCCAAACGTGGTGAAGGCGTGGGTATCGAGCGCCGATATGCTCCCTGAGTGCGAGCTAAAAACGGAAACTCTTTCAAGAGCATATGCCTCACTGCAAAGGCGCCCGAAATCATTTCAGGAAGCATTTATCGAACGGTTTGGGGAACAGTTTGCCAAACCTGCCCGAAACCCTATGCCAAATCAGGAACAGGAGCAGGAGCACGAACAGGAGCAGTCTTCACGGGCTCATGAACATAGAGAGGGTACGTATACGCACGCGTACGACGAAGAGACAGGCGAAGTCCCATTCGATCCTCCTGACAACATCGACGAGGGAAAGGCCTGGCTGCAACAGCAAGGCGTCCTGCCCGAGAACATGACCCGCGCCTGCACTCTGCTCATGGGCTGGAAGCTGACGGGCTCACTGCTCGACGGCATGAAAAGGAAAGCCGCATGACGCTCGCGGCAGGCCCCTCCATGATTTGTGATTTCTTGCATGATTTGCTATGTTCGCGCACAAAGATTGCACGGATCATAGAAAGCACGCATGGTTTCTGTCGCATCCCTGGCCTCACGCGCATTCGATCGTCTCAACGCCGGTCTGACCGACGCGGTGAAGGCGTGCACGCTCACGCATACGACGCAAGGCGCCTACGATCCGGTCACTGGCACGTACACGACCGTCACGACTACCACGACCGGGCGCGCGATCTTCGATGTATCCCGACCCATCGCAGACGCGTTCCCGGCCTACGTGGCAGGCCCTGCCGATAAGCTCGCCATCCTCGAAGGCTTGGACTTCGCCCCTGTAGAGACCGACACGCTCACCATCGCCAGCGTCGACCACACCATCAAGGCCGTCGCTGACATCGCCGGCGCGGGCTCGACCTTCAGCGTGGTGATTGCATGAACATGGTCCCAATGCCCAAGAAACGTTTGGGTGGGGGGTCGGGGGGGCGGGGTCTTCCTTTCTCTCTCCCGAAAATTCCCGGGAAAAGGCTATTGCCTTCCTCGAGACCCTGAAAATCCCGGAAGGACCGAAGGCTGGCGAGCGTTTGCGGCTGGCAGAATTCCAGAAAAGCTTTGTTCGCGGCGCCCTTGATCCCGAAAACATGGTTGCCGTGCTATCGATCGGTCGCGGCAATGCCAAGACGGCGCTTTCGGCCGGCCTGGCGCTCGGCTCGGTCATGGGGGAATGGGACAAGCAGCCGAAACGGGAAATCCTTCTGGCTGCTCGAAACCGTGATCAGGCAAAGACCGCGTTCAACTTCCTCGTCGGCTTTGTCGAGAGCTTGCCGAAGGCAAAGCGGGAAAGGTTCATCATCCGCCGCGGTTCCCGGCTGGAGGTGGAATATACCGGCAATGGTGGCGGCCTGGCGCGGTGTATCGCTGCCGACGGCCGATCGATCCTTGGCGGCGCTCCGACGCTTGCAATCCTCGACGAGCGGGCCGCATGGGAGCGTGAGAAGGGCGATACGCTCGAGAATGCGATTCTGTCGGGCCTTGGCAAGAGGGGCGGCAAGGCGCTGATCATCTCGACTTCGGCGCCGGATGACGCAAACACGTTCTCCCGATGGCTCGACGAACCGCCTCCCGGAACATACGTGCAGGAGCATCGCCCGGCTTTCGGTCTCCCGGCCGACGATCTGGAATCGCTCAAGATCGCCAATCCCGGGGCTGTCGAGGGCATCGGCGCTTCGCTGGAGTGGTTGCAGGCGCAAGCCCGACGAGCCATCGCCCGCGGCGGTTCCGCGCTCTCCAGCTTCCGAAACCTGAACAGAAACGAGCGTGTCAGCACCGAAGACCGCTCCGTCCTGATCACCGTCGACGAGTGGCTTTCCGCCGAGGTGAAGCTCGACGATCTGCCGGCACGCGAGGGACCGTGCATTCTCGGCGTCGACTTGGGAGGTTCCCGGTCCATGTCCGCGGCGGCGGCGTATTGGCCTGTAACGGGCCGGATGGAGGCATGGGGCAGCTTCCCCGCCAATCCCTCTCTCGGCGATCGTGGCGCCTCTGATGGCGTCGGCACACGCTATGTCGAGATGAACAACCGCGACGAGTTGTTTGTACTCGGCGAGGCTACCGTTCCGACCGGCCCTTGGCTGTCCGAGATCGTCAAGCGGCTGGACGGCGAAGTGCCTGCCTGCATCGTCGGCGACCGCTTCCGCCATGCCGAGTTTGCCGAGGCCATGCAGAAGGCCGGGCTTCGCGTGCCTTTCATCTGGCGCGGATTCGGCTGGAAAGACGGCGCCGAGGATATCGAGCGCTTCCGCCGTGCCTTGTTCGATGGCGAAGTGAAAACCCTTCCGTCGCTGTTGCTGCGCTCTGCCTTCTCCGACGCGGTGACGCTCATAGACCCGGCCGGTAACCACAAGCTGGCGAAAGCGCGCTCCCTGGGCCGCATAGACGCCGCTGCGGCTGCTGTCCTTGCCGTTGCCGAGGGCGCCCGACGAATGGCGCGTCCAGCCGCTAAAGCGAGGGCCGCGGAATGGGTCTGAGCAAGCGATATCACCGGCCAAGCGCTGCCGTGCAGAAGGACAAGCGCTGGAAATGGCTCCGTCTCCAGGCCAAGCGCCGCGACGGCTTCAAGTGCGTGCAGTGTGGCGCCTCCGGAGATCTGGAGGTTGATCACGTCAAGCCGGTGCGGACGCATCCAGAGCTCTCTTTCGAGCTGACGAACCTGCAAACGCTTTGCGTGCGCTGTCATGCGCGCAAGACCCGGATCGAAGTCGGTTTGGATGAAATCGATCCACAACGACGCGAGTGGAAGGACTGTGTTTTCGAACTCGCTAAACCCAAAAAGGAACCCCGCAATGCTTGAATCTGTGAAGATCCAGCGGCGCCAGTCCGAAATCCGCCAGGCACTCGCTGCACTGGTCGGCAAGGAAAAGCCGTCTGAAGATGAAACCCGTTCCATGTCCGATCTGGACAAGGAATATCAGACCAACGAAACGCGGCTCCGCGGTGCTCTGATCGCGGAAGATCAGGAGCGCCGGCAGGCCGGTGCCGAACTCGAAACCCGCTCGGATCGTGAATATGCCGACCTGATCGGTAAGTTTGAGCTGCGGCAGGTCGCTCTTGCTCTCGACGAGGGCCGGGCGCTCGACGGTGCAACGGCTGAAATCGTGCAGGAAATGCGCTCCAAGGGTGGCTACCGCGGTATTCCGATCCCGCTGCAGGCACTCGAACAGCGCGCCGGCGAAACCGTTGCATCCGGCACGCCTGACCCCATCCGCACCATGCCGATCATTGACCGGCTGTTCCCGGAATCCGTCGCTGCACGTATGGGCGGCCAGCTCGTCAACATCGACGCCGGCCAGGTCGAATGGCCTGTCGTGACCTCGAGCGTGTCGGCAGGCTGGCAGGCGACGGAAACCGGCTCTGTCGGTGCTGCGGCCGCTTTCGCGACGACGGACAAGGCGCTGGCGCCGGAACAGACGTACGGCGTGCAGATGAAGATTACCCGGAAGGCTCTCAAGCAGTCCGGTGCCGCGCTCGAACAGGCCGTTCGCCGTGACATGAATTCGGCAATCAGCGCCGGCCTCGATGCGGCTGCATTCCTTGGCACGGGCTCTTCGGGCCAGCCGCTCGGCGTGGTTGTCGGTGCGTCGACCTACGGCATTACCGAACAGGCCGTCAATGCCGGCGCCTCCTGGTCGGCCTTCCGGACCGCGGTAACGGCCTTCCTGGTCGCCAACGCTGTATCCTCGCCGTCGATGGTCAAGGCGCTGATCCGGCCGGAAGTCTGGGATGATCTCGACGGGACCATCTTCGACTCCGGCAGCGGCCTCACGGAATGGGACCGCCTGGTCTCCCATATCCCGGCCTCCAACATCGCCATGTCGTCGAATGCCCTGGCAGCGCAGGCCGGCTCTCCGCTGTCAAGCAAGGTACTGCTGACGACGAGCGCGGGCGGTGTCGCTCCGTTCTTCATCGGCGTATGGGGCGGTATCGACCTGATCCGCGATCCCTACAGCGATGCGGCGTCGGGCGGCCTTCGCCTGACCGGCCTCGTCACGGCAGACGTGACGGTTGCACGGCCGGCGCAGCTCCGCGTCCTGACCGGAGTGCAATGATGCTAACCGGCTTCGCAGAAGGGGATTTGATCCTTGAGGAACGGGCGGCGAAGAGCCGTTCGCGCCGGCTGCGGGGCCGGTTTCCTTACAAAAAGCGTGCGATCCTCAGCGATGGGGGCCGCACCGGCAGGCCGAGGAAAGAGGAATTCGCGCCTCGAGCCTTTGCCTACAACGTCGAACACGAAGAGGTGGATATCCGCCTCCTGGTCGGGCACGACTTCGGCAAGCCTCTTGCAAGCCGTGCGGCCGGCACGCTCGAGCTCAAGGATAGCGACGAGGCTCTGACCTTCGACGCGACCATCACCGAAGAGATGCAAGGCGTATCCTGGTATCAGGATTTTATCCGCGCCTTCGATTCCCGGCTGATCCGGGGCGTCTCTCCCGGTTTCCGAATCCCGCCTGAGCGGGCAGTGCCGAAGGCGGAAATCATCATCCAAGAGGAAGACGAAGGCCCGGGCAGCGAAAACCGCGGCGCGATCATCCGCATGATCTTGGCGGCCTTGCTCTACGAGCTGAGCCTGGTGACGGCGCCGGCCTATGACGAGGCCGAAGTCGAGGCCAGGAACTGGAATGTCACCGACTCCGGCCTCCTGGTCCCGGAAGCGCCCGACGCCGGCCTGAAACGTACTCTGAGCCGCTGGAGGGCATGATGGCGACAACGATCAAACAAACGGAAGCGATTCCGGCCTCATACCCGGCAACTCCGTCCGGCCTGTCTACGGCTGCGCAGGCGCTCGATCCTGACATGATCTGGCAGCGGATCGAGGCCTATATCGCCTATCGCTGGACGTCGCGAAATGCGGCGTGGATCGTCGAGGGCTGTGGCGAGTGGAACCCGCCCCTGACGCCGGCTACCGTCTCCACGGTCGAGGTATGGGAGGACTATGCCTGGACCGAGACCACGCTCGATCCGTCGCCCCTGGGAGGCTATTTCCTGCCTGGTGACGGCCCTTACCGCTTCACTGCCACGGTTGGCGGCGGTTCTCCCGCTCCCACAGTCCCGGAGGCCGTCAACGAGGCGTTCCGGCGCTTGGCTGAATACATGGCCGCCGATCGCGGCACGGCTGGTGTCACGCGCGAACAGACGAGCGTCGGCTCGATCACTGTCGCGACTTCCCGCTCGTCGAGCTGGATGGCTCAAGCAATGCAGAACAGCGGCGCCGGCGACTTGCTGCGCCCTTATAGGAGGGCGTGATGCTCGATTGGCTGAAAGCAAAATTCCGGTCTGGAATTCTGGTCGAGAAGCGGGCTGCCGGTTCTGGCTTCACTGCTGAGATTATCGCCGCGCGGGAATCCTACATTTCCGGCCGCCGCGGTGTCGGAGAACTGACCGCAACCGTGCAGGGCTGTATTTCGCTCTGGGAGGGGGCTCTGGCGCTTGCAGACGTTTCCGGCACTCGGTTACTCGACAAGCGTTCTCTCGCGCTGCTGGCCCGCTCTGTGGCGCTGCGAGGCGATGCGGTTTTCAAGATCACCGAGGGCGGGCTTATCCCTTGCTCGGATTGGGATCTGCGCACCAGGAACGGCAAGCCCGTGGCCTACCGCGTATCGATCTCCGAGGCAGGCGGCGGCACGTCCGAAACTCTCTTGGCCGGCGAAGTCCTGCATCTGCGCATCGGTTCCGATCCGGCCGCGCCTTGGCTTGGCTCGTCTCCCTTGCGCCGGGCAAGCCTGACTGCTTCCATGTTGCAAGCAGTCGAGACAGCTCTTGCCGAGGTGTACGAGAACGCGCCGCTCGGCTCGCAGATCGTGCCCTATCCGGAGAATCCCGACACGGACATGACGGCGCTCGGTCGATCGTTCCGCGGGCAGCGGGGCCGAGTCCTGCTTCGTGAAAGCGTCAACGTGGCAGCGGCAGGCGGGCCGGCTCCATCGGTCGACTGGAGGCCCTCAAGCGTCTCTCCCGACATAGAGAAGGCCATGAGCCCGCAAACGCTCGACGCTGCCAGGGACGCTATCTGTGGCGTATTCGGCGTTCTGCCGGCGCTCTTCGACAAGGCGGCGCAAGGCCCGCTTGTGCGCGAAGCCCAAAGGCATCTGGCACAATGGACGCTCCAGCCGATCGGCGAATTGCTGGCAGAGGAAGCGAGCGAAAAGCTCGGGACTCCCATCAAGATCGACGTGCTGCGGCCGACACAGGCATTCGATGCGGGCGGCGTTGCAAGAGCGTTCTCCACCCTGATCGAAGGCATGGCGAAGGCGAAGGAGGCCGGTCTCGACGAGGCTGTTGTCGCCGCGGCGTTCAAGCGATTGGACTGGACGGAATGACATGCTCGCTCGCCTCCCCGACAAGGCGCAGCGCCTTTCCCGAGACCGAATCCGTTCGATCCGCGAAAAGATCGTCGACCTGATCAAAGACGGCAAAGAAGCCGGCCAGCCTTCGCTCTTCTGGTGCGAGGGCATGGCGGTGCACGGCATCCGCTCGAGCCTGTGTATGCAGGGCTGGCGCTGGAGTGAAGCCGATGCAGCGGCCGCGGAGATCGTCACCGGGGCCTTGAACATCGCCGGGGCGAAGCGTCCCGACTGGTACGAGGGACAGCCCGAATGGACGCAACCGGGAGCTCTGCCAGTCGAGCGGACTCGGTGCGCACGGTGCCGGAAGCCACTGCCCGACGATCGGCGCATGTGGTGCTCGGACGAGTGTTTCCAGGCGGTCAATGCGGATCGCAGGCGCAGTCGGTGGGACGAGGAATGCGTTGTCCAGAACCGGACATGGCGCGCTGCATGGCAGCAAAAGCAGCCGAAACAGGAATGCGTCGGATGCGAGGGCGCGTTCAAACCGAGATGGCACGGACAGAGGTATTGCAGCCATGAATGCTATGTTCACACAGCTCTTCGATCTCGCTGACGAGACCTGCACATGGTGCGGCAAGGGATTCGAAACCCATCTGTCATTCAAGATTTTCTGCTCTGTCGCGTGCCAGGTGGCCAGCTACCGCGACTACGACAAGAAGCGGCGAAAGCGCCTGAGAGACACGCTGCGCTGTCATCAATGCGGCGGGCCGATCAAGGACGCGAAGAACATGCAAACGAAATATTGCGGTAGCGCCTGCACGCACAAAGCGACATGGGGGCGGGAACTGGAGCGGAGGGGATGGGGCAGCCTCGAGGACATTCGGTGCGTGGACTGTGGCGGGGCGATACCGGACGCGAAGTATCGGACCCGGAAACGCTGCCTGGAATGCCAAGAGAGCCGACGCAAGGAAAAGGGCGCGACTTATAGCGCGAAGGAGATATTACGCGGCAAAAGTGTGAGGGCTCACAAGCGCCCCGCTAAACCGGTCACTGACAACGTTGGCAGTGAGACCGATTGCAATGGAAAAGCGGTTCTGATATAAAAGCAGTGTTCAAGGGTATTGGTTTGATGTTGACTCCGAAAGGCCCCCGGTAGCGAGATCGCCGGGGGCTTTTTTGCGCGTATCAGAAGAACCCTTGAATATCGACTTCCCCGCCCCTCTTCGGCTGGAGGTTCTTTTCGTCGGCAATGGCGCGGTCGACCGCCTCGATCTGCGCCTGCAGTTCCATCACGCGCGAGGAATTGTGACTGGTTACCGAATTGCGTCTGCTGGCTACAAGTACTGCCCGAAGTTCTTCAAGCCCTGCGATGTGTTCGTTCTTTTCAGCCATTCCCCAAGTCCCTTTCATAGAACGTTGCGAACCTAGTCTCCGTAAGTCGCGGTGATTTCTGCAATCAACTTCTCGAGGTCCTCAACTTGGTCGCGATCGCGCGCAATGACGCGATCCGTTATGTTGGTCCATTCCGGTCTCTCTACGGTGCTCTCGGAAGCCTGAAGGACTCCTGTCTCCATCAGTTCAATGCGCTGTTTCGTCACTTCGACCATGCGCTTGAGCTCATCGCGGTATTCGAGAATCGGTGTCTTTGCCATGTTGCATCCATGTCGCGTGGAGTAGCCGAGTGTCGCAGAAAACCGTTTGAAATCAATGGTAGTGATTTGCAACATGACGCGACATGAAAAAGGCCCCCGAAGGAGCCTAAGTGCTTGATTTTGCTTGGTAGCGGAGGAGGGATTCGAA